CCCTCGTAGAACACTTCTCCAACGTATGTGTGGTTGGTCAGGATGTTGTACACGCGCTGCCTGTCCCAATCCTTATTTCTGACGGTCTTGATTCCGTCCGCGTTGAGCTCACGGGCGATCTCTTTCGGCGACTGGATTTCGAGGTAGCGGTCGAAGATTCTCCGCACGACCGGAACCTTTTCCTGATCCACGACCAGTTTTTTATCCACGACGTTGTATCCGTAGGGAACCTGACCGCCAACCCATTTCCCCTTCTTCCTCGTGGCTGACATTTTGTCCTTGATGCGTGTAGCGATCATTTCACGCTCGAACTGAGCGAACGTCATGAGGATGTTCAGCATCATTCGTCCCGCCGAGGTCTGCGTATTGATTTCCTGCGTGACGGAGACGAAGGCCACGTTCCATTTCTCGAACAGTTTACTGAGCTCGGCGAAGTCGAACAGCGAACGCGACAGGCGGTCGATCTTGTACACCACGATGACGTCGATCTTCCCGTCTTCGCAGTCTTTCAACATCCTCTGCAGGCCGGGTCTGTTCAGCGTACCGCCGCCGAAGCCGCCGTCATCGTAATGCTCCGGAAGGCACACCCACCCGTTCGCTTTCTGGCTGGCGACATAGGCTTCTCCCGCATCTCGCTGAGCATCGAGCGTATTGAACTCCATGTCGAGTCCCTTCTCCACCGACTTGCGGCAGTAGATTGCACATCTTGTCTCTTCCATCAGTTTTTCACTCCGAAGAATTTTTTGCCGTTCCACTGTGTGCCGGTGATAGCTCGCGCGACCGCCGAAAGAGATTTGTATTTTTTCCCGTTGAGCTGATACTTTCCGTGTGACATCACGGTGACCTCATACTCCTTTCCCTTCCATACGCGGAACAGCTTTGTCCCGGTGACCGTGGGCGAACGTCTGGGGCGTTTGAGGTTTGCAAGCGGGTCCTTGTCGGCAACGGCATTCAGAAAGACGATGTCGGCTTCGCAGAGACCGCCATAGTACAATTCCTGCAGGCGGCAAACAATCCGCGAGCGCAGATTGTTGTAATTGGTGTCCCCGCTGTCGAAGCCGAAAAGGTCGCGGAACTGTTCCTTGAGCTCGGTCATGCTTTTATGCTTGACGGCCTCAATCCTCTGTCTGATCACGCTCTGCATTTTTCTTTCCTTTCGCCTTTTTCTGTTCGTCGATACTCCTCTTCACGACTGCGACCGCGAAGCGGGTGAGCTGATCGAGGGTGATAGTTTCTTCGTTATGCATAGGTTCTCCATTTCTCCGTGCCGGGATAACGGTGTCTGGTCTGCAGCGCACCCGGATTCGGCGCGTTGCTCCGGCGACATGTACTTAAAGCGCATGTCCGCATCTTTATCCAGCGATTCAGCATTAATTCTTCGCATAACTCCCGATAAAAAACAGCATAGCTGCGTAAGAGTCGAATCTTCCATTATGCCTTCCTTATGTCAGATAGTTTGAGCTTGCGCCGAGGCTCCGCCGTGGTGATATGCGTCCCAGTGCGTTCGGACAGCTTTATGCGGCCTTTCTTCTGCGCGACCGCTCCGAACTCCGGCAGGTTGCATCCGAGCATAGACCCGCACACTGCGCATCCGGCGAGGCAGTCCAGCCAGTGGTTGTCGTGGTGTTCCGGCTTCAGCTTCCATTCGTCCACTGTGCGGCCGCGTCCCTGCGTTTTCACGCGATATTCCGCTGTCAGATGCTCGGCGAGGAGCTGATGGATGCCGGGGATGCGTCCGTAGAGCGTGAGGGAGCCTTTATCACCCGTGGGGACAGCAAGGCGAGCGTGAACGAAACTCTTCCAAAAGTTGGAATCGAATATGACATGCCGGACAGCCCGCTTCTTGATTACAGATGGCATCATCCAATTGAATCCGAGCTTGTCGCCTGGTTGCTTGCGGTATTCCGTCATCGGCTTTGAACTCGCACCGACATATCTGCCGTGGCTCGGCAGCACGATTCCGGCGAACTTGGATTCACGGCAGAACTGATAGACCAAATCCGTACTTTGCCCCCAATTGGCGTCAATCATGGCACGTTCGACCTTCATCATGGCTCCGTCCTCGCGTTCCCACTCGCGACCGAGCAGATCGTCCGTCAGGGCGGTCAAGGCGGCGTACAAACCACCCTCAAGCCCTGCTCGCGGGAACTCGCTTTGGATGGTCGGGTTGGCATCGGCAAGCGAGAATTCGCGTCTGTGCTGGTCAGGCCAAGCCCCGTAATCAATGACGCTTCCGGTGAAGTCATCTGCCCACGCCGTTACCACATAAAACAGTAATGCCTTCTGTACGTCGATGAAGAGCGTGATGTGATCGCATGCCAACGGAACACGATTGTGCGGAAGGCCGTTGATCTTTGAGCAAATCGCGTCAATGGAAAGAATCTCCTCACCGCCCGTGTCTTCGGGAAGCGGGTCATTCTGATATTCGGCCGCAAACGCGATTTCATCCTGCATCTTCAAGTTCATCGCATGCTGAAGTGCGCTGATCTCGTCGTGGTTGAATCGTGCTTCCCATGAAACCTGCGCCCCCTCGTCCATCTCCTCGCGGTGTTCCGCATAAAAGTCAGTTGCCTTCTGGAAGTTGCCATCTGTCCGCAGAGCCTCTGCCCGAATCTCTGCGTATTCTTCCCACAGCTTTGTGTTCTTCGGGAAGACGTAGACCATCTTCGTGCGCTCTCCGTTCCAGTCCGGATGTGTCTGGCGATTGAGGATGATGTCGGCCATGTCGCCCGGACGAATGATCGTACACGGCATGATCCCGGAGATCTTCTGACCGGGACCCGCAAGGCCAAGGATGTCGCCAGCAAGCACACGGACACGCTTACGCGTCTGTTCAAGAGAGCCAGCGCTCTCGCTCGTCTGCGGGTCATCAATGATCACGAGGCTCGGTCGAACGCTGCGTCCGTCCGGACGTTTGTATTTCATACCGCGGATTCGGCCGGTGATGCCAGCCACGCGAACAACAATCCCGCTCGCCTTGCTTCCCCTGATCGTCGGAAGCACGATTTCGTTGCTGGTCCACGTGATGCGTGTGCGTTCGCCGTGATATAGCTGACCGGCACACCTATTTGCGATGCCGTCGAGCTGTTGAATCGGAAAGCACACCTCCGGGAAGTCTGCGGCGAGATGTTCGTTCACCTCCAGCTCGGTCATGAGGGAGTCGAGCAATTCCAGTGCAGCCGATTCCGTTGCGCCGATGAGCACGATGAACTCCCGGTGACCATAGAGCATCGACCAGATGGCGGCAACCTCAGTCAACGAGCTCTTCCCGGAGCCGCGCGGCATTGCCAGAGCGAACAGCCCGCCGCGAAGAACAGCCGTTTCGATCCTGTTGATTGCCTTGAGGTGGTCGGGCGACCATGTGAGCGTGAAGGTTTCCGGGAAATATGTTTCGCAGAACAACCGAAAATCTTTTTCGCATTTTTTCTTTCGCTCCACATCCACGACATCCGGCAGTTCACCGATGTCACGTCCAGCCGTAGCAAGCGCGAGGTTCCTCGCCCGAGCAGCGTTTCGTTTTTCTTCGTAGGTCTGCGGCGAGATGCTCTGCCGAAGCATAAGTTCGGAACGAAGCCAGGCGGCATACTTGAATAGGTTCACCGTCTGCCCGCTGTCATCACTGATACGAAACCCGGCACGGTCACGATGCCGTCTGAGCTGGCGGTCGTTCAGCACGGCCATGAGCGGCGTCGTATTTACGATATGTACGATTTCAATCGGTTTGAGCTTGGTCGGATTCATTGGCATTGGTGTTTACCTCCTTAATAATCCATGCGATGTAGTGAAAGAAATTGACTGTGCCATCCGAATTGCGCGGAGCTCCGGCATCAAAGTCGCTCTGAAGCAGTTCCAGCGTCATATCCCGAAAGCCGGACTTGACCAGAACGTCCACGAGATCTTCCGGTTTCAAGGCCAACATAGACCGATGGTTTTCCATAAAGAAAGTTCTCCTTTTGTTGGAATCCCGACTGGAATAAACACAAAAGCATGCTCCGGTCGGAACATATGGTTTTTAATTCGATTTTATCTGGGTTTTAGTTCAGTTTCGGCTGGATAAAGTCGAAACATGCGCTTAAGTAATGTCATCCGCTCGAATAAGCTCACCAATCACAACAAAGGAGTTCAAACATGAGCAACATCAGCGAAATCAGAATCGGTAGCATCATCCGCGTCAAGGTCGGACGCAACACCATCCTCGCGAAGGTCCTCGAAGTCCATGAGGACAGCCTGCGCGTGTGCAGCGTCAGCAAGAACAAGGAGTTCAACGTGCCGTCCAGCCGGGTCGAACTTGATGGCGAACAGGCTCCCGAAAATGCGACCGCCGAAACTGCGACCGAAAACACCGAGGCCACCGAGCAGGCCGAACAACCTGCCGACATGCAGGATGTCGAGTCCGAGTCCAGCGAAGACGATGCCGAAGGTCAGTCAGAGGGCGAACAGGAAGAGCCCGAATCGGATGCGGATGGCGAAGACGCCGCCATCGACGAACTCGCCACCGTCGATGTTCTCCCCGAAGACGAAGCAGCCGAGTTCACGCCCTCTGGCGAAGACGAGGAAGACGAGTACGCCATCAATCCCGCGCACGAGTCCGATAAGCCTGTCAAACGTCTGTCCCTGCTCGATGCGGCCGTCATCGTCCTCAAGACTGCCGGCCCCAATCATCCGATGAACACCAAGGAAATCCTTGAAGCCATCGTCGAACGTCAACTCTGGTCGCCGACACCCGGCAAGACGCCGGAGCAGACCCTCTACGGGAGTATCTTTCGTGAGATCAACACGAAAGAGCACCCCCGCATCGTGAAGAGCGATGTCAAGGGTAAGTTCCGGATTGCGGAGTAAACAAAACAGATTCAAGCCGGAAGAAATCCCGAAAAAGATTCTCTTCCGGCTTGTTTTATCTTGCGAAAGGGTGTATTTTGAATCTGTCCCCATACTCTAAAAACTATTTCGACTACCGTAAGCATAAAAATCATGTCCGATAATGATGTAAGGAATAAGCCTACCGCAATTGAGGTGCGTGGGGCGACAAAAAATAACCTCAGAAATATCGACGTTGACATTCCGCTTGGAAAAATCGTCGGCGTGGCCGGAGTATCCGGCAGCGGCAAATCTTCGCTCGCGCTGGGCGTGATTTACGCCGAGGGATCGCGGCGTTATCTTG